TGGCGATGACTGTCCCGCCCGCCTTCAGGACGAGGTTGATGCCAACGAGTGCGGTTGTCGGTGCTGCCATAGCCGTAACCCCTTATATGTCGTCTACAGTTTTTGTGTGAAGAACCTGAACCGTGCGATGCCCCGTCGCACCTCGTTGCCCGTCGTCGGGTCGATCTCCTCCAGCACGGTCTCGAATATTTTCGTCGGCGGGGCCAGCGCCGCGTAGCCGTCCGCCGTGATGGAGAGGGCACTGCTGAAAAGGGCTGTCGTCACGTCCTCCAGGATGTCCTTGACCGTCTTCGACCCGGCCTCTGCCGTCGTGATGACTTCGATGGGCACCTCTTCGCTGTAGATGATGATCCCTTTGGCGGGTATCTGTTCGGCGTTCTCGCCTACGCCTACGCGGACGTACTGCGTCGCCGTCGTGAGCGTGTTGTCCCGGACGGTGTAGGCCGAGGTGGCCGCGTGTGCGGCCAGCCGTGCGGCGATGCCTTTTTGTAGTGCAAACCCGGCGCTCATCTGGCATTTCTTGTGATCTGGTCGATAAGCTGACGGATACGAGGCATCACCTTGTCGAGCGCCGGGCGCATGAACGGCTGCGCCCGCGTCCCTACCCGCGCAATCTTGCGGGCAATGGCGAAGGCGGCCTTCTCGATGCCATGCCGCCGCGCCCAGGCACGGATTGGCGCGAGGGGCGGGAAGTGGGGCCGCGTCCCGAACTCAACGTAGACGCCGGGGCGGGGCGAACGCACCTCCCAGGCGAACGAGCCGACTTGCCGGGCACGGATCGCCGAACGCATCGCCCCGGTATCAACGGCAGCAAGGCGTTTCGCCTCGGCCTCTGTCTCGTAGGCCGCTGTTGCCAGCGCCGCCGCCGCCTGCGTCTTCACCGTCTCCGGGAGGGCGTCGAGCATCCGGACAGCCTCGTCCAGCCCTTTGACCTCGATCTCAATCATGGCGCGGCGTTCGTTATGGCGTTCGTTACGAAGTTTGTTGCGAAGTTTGTTACGAAGTTCGTTCTTCGCACAGGAGTTCGTAGAAAAACCCAGCTTCGGCCACCTCGATCACCTGCGAGATGTAGAGGTGCCGCGTCGTCTCATGGACGAGGCGCATGTCCGGCGTCGGGCGCACCTCCACCCCGGTCGAACGATGCACCGGCTTGCGGATGGTCACGCGGTGCGTGATGCCGGACTTGGGCGCGCCGTGTTGCAGGAGTTCGCGCCCCGCGAGTGGGCGGACGGCAGCGTAGACGGTGGCGACGGTTGACCATGTGCGGGTGAGGACGCCGCCCCCGGCCCCTGCCGCCTCCGTCACCTCCTGCAACACCACCGCATGGCGCATCGTTCCGGCGTTCATGGTGTCACCTCGTTCATGGCATCATAGCACCCAGGCCCGATGTGCCGCCGCCATCTCGCGCAGGCCCACCGGGAGGGCCTCCACAGAGCCGCCGCCGACGATCATCTCCACCTCGTCCCGGTGTTCGTAGAGGTAGAGGGCCAGCCGGAGCATTGCCAGCCGCATATCCGCCGGGACGGACGAGGCGGCGGTGCCGTAGCCGCAGGTGTAGACGAGGCGCAACGCGCCGTATGACCGCTGGATGAGCCACCCGGCATTCTGTGCCACCAGCCGCGCCGGGTTCGTGCCGGACGTGTAGTAGTCCGTCGCCGAAACGATCGTCGAGACGCCCGCCGTGTCGTACTCCGTCGCCGAGGTGAACGTGACCAGCGGGGGGTAGGGGAGGATGATGGGGGAAACAGCTTCCGAGGCGTCTACGTCCACCTGTAGCGTGCGGTTGACGTAGGCGCGTTCCGTCATGCGTTCGTACAGGCTGACGGCGGCCCCACACAGGATGTCGAGAATGGCGTCTTCACCGTCGGGCAACCGTCCGTACTGTTTGAGTTCCGACGGGGTGATCGGAAGGACGGTCGGCGCTGTGGTGACGGTGATTTTCATGGGGCGCGGCCTTTTCTGCCGGTCGTGTCTTTGCGCTTGGGCTGGGTGGGCACCGGCGCATCCTCAACCGGAACGGCGCGGCCCTCTGCCACCAGTGCCGCGCCGTCCGGGAGGTCTGCCACCGCACCCGCCGGATACCACTGTTCCGCCGAGAGGCGTCCCCGATACCCGACGATGAACCTCACCCACATAGTTTACACCGATCAGGCGAACGTGATCCCGGCGGACGACTCCCGATACCACGTGCCGCCATAGGCGACGATGACCATCGCGTTCCCGGCGGCAGCGCCGAACGTCGCAACGTCGCCGCTGGCTCCGTCACCGTTGAACCCCGGCGAAGCGTTCGTCACGGTGTGTGCCGCATCCGTCGTCGAGATGATGGACAGGCGCACCCCGTTCTGCGCCGTCGTCGGGGCGGCCAGCGTCAACGCCGCCGCCGTGCCCTTCGTAATCATGAATGTCTTCTCCCCCTGCTCCGGGGCCGTGATAGCCCCGTCAGCAGAGAGCGTGACGACGCTCAGTAGCACATCTTCGGTGTCTGCCGATCCGCGCCGGAGCGTGTGGAGGGTGCCCATGTTTGTCTTGGGGTTTTAGACGCTCAGGTTGTACGTGATCGCCGACGCCTCGGTGCTCTGACCGTAGGCGAAGGCTGCCCGCACCCGCGTCACCAGTTCCCATGTGTCGGCCCCGGCCCAGCGCTGCACCTCGAAGCCCAACGCCTCCCGAACGCCGAGCCGCCACTGCGGGCCGTTGACGGCGACGATAGAACCGGTCGTATTGTTGCTGGCCGTGCCCTGATCGATCTTGCCCGCCGAGTTCGCCTTGCGGTTGTTGGTGGTGCTGCTGGAGGCGAAGTGCATACCAGCATCTGGATAGACCGGCACGCCATACATGCGGGTCAGGATGCCGTTTTCGACGGTCGCATTGGTGTTCACATCGCGGGTCTTGACTTCGGGCAGGTTGATAGATTTCCAGTAGGTCGGCAGGTCGATGACGAAGAACACGTCGTTCGACCCGTTCGGCACCCCGGCGATACCTGCCGTGCCGAGCATTGCCAGCGTCGCCGAGAAGTCGTCCGCGTTGAGCGTGGTACCACTCCGGGAGTTCGTCGTAGAGTTCGTGACGAGGGCGTTTTTGCGGAACCCGTCGAACGCGGTATAGACCTCATTGCCGGTAGGCGTCCCTGCGATGTGGTTAATGTTCGTCGTGGCCGAGAGGTCGGTGTCCCCGTCGATGATCGCCGAGGCCATCGCCAGGACGAACGCGCGTTGAAGCTGCTCCCGCAGCTCGGAGGCGAACGGGAGCACCGCCGTCTCGGTGAGTTCGCCTGTGTAGAGTTGGCGTGCCGACAACTTCTTCAGCGTCATCGTCCGGCTGGCCGTGCCGATTTTCGAGGACGGCACCTTGCCGACGGGTATGCCGCCGGGTTCGACGGAAAGGCTGGTAGCCTCCGACGTGTTGTAGAAGACAGGATCGGTGCCTTCCAGCGGGAACACGAGCGCCTCGGTTCCTGGCGGGAACGAGATCGCCCGCCCCAGGAAGTAGTTGAGCACGGCGCTGTCCAGCCGCGCCCGCTGCCACATCGTATTCTCGTAGGCGACGCCCACCCATTCGTCACCGGAACCCACCATCGTCTGGCCGCTGATCTCGTTGGCTTTCAGCGTCGGGTGCAACGTCTTGAAAGCGCGTTCGGCAGCGGAGAGGGCGGCGCTGTTCGCCACCTCGTGCGACCCGAACCGCTGGACAATCGCCTTATACAAGGCCGCTGGCACCACCTCGCCGGTATGCCGCTGTGCCCCGCGCAGGAATTTGGCGACATACACCAGGTCGATAGCCGCTATGCCGTCGTACTCGAAAGACTTGCCTCGATTTAGAGAGGATTGAAACCTCAGAGGAACGAAGCAGGAAAGACGCCTTCTGCAAGACTGCTCGAAAGACTTGCCTCGATTTAGAGAGGATTGAAACTGGTGGTACCTCCATGTTTAGGTTATAGGGTATGGCGAGCTCGAAAGACTTGCCTCGATTTAGAGAGGATTGAAACCTTGTTGAAGGCCGCCGCGTTTCCGGCCAGGAGCAGACTCGAAAGACTTGCCTCGATTTAGAGAGGATTGAAACAGGAGGTGGGCGTTGTACAGGATTTTTTTCTCATCTTCCTCGAAAGACTTGCCTCGATTTAGAGAGGATTGAAACGTTGGCGTTTCATGGCGTTTCTCTGGTCATCTGTCTCGAAAGACTTGCCTCGATTTAGAGAGGATTGAAA